TCGCTAAACAGGTTTACTCGTTACCACGGCAACCGACTCGTCAGTAACCTTGATACTGCTTTCAATCTTGAACAGTGGGATGCCTGCAAGAACGAACTTTCTGATTGGTATGATGCCGAGGCAGTAGGAGCCGGAATCGACCTCGGTGCGAGAGATGACTTAGCAAGTCTGTGTTACTGTGCAAGGTTCCCTACCGAGGAGTTCGTTGAGGATGCTGAAGGTAATAGGAATCCTATCTATCGGTATGAGTTCAAGTCTTACTCTTACATTGCGATGGATAGTGTCAGGGATGTCTCAGCAAAGCCCTTTTGCGACTTTATCAAGGACGGGTATCTTGTGCGGTCAAAGTTTCCTCTGTCTGAGCTAGAGAGAGACTGTATTGAGAGATGCAGGGAGTTCGGGTGCTGGCAAGTTGCGTTTGACCCTTACAACGCACAGCAGGCAGGAGAAAGGATTTCTCAAGAGGGCATCGAAGCGATTACAATGGCCCAGACCACTAGACACTTTAATGAGCCTATTGGTGAACTGCGACAAGCAATTATTGAGGGGAGAGTCAGGCACGATGGAAACCCGCTACTTAGGTGGGCAGTTGGTAATGCAGTCCTTGTGACTGATAGGCAAGATCGTGTGATGTACGCGAAGGATCAATGTCAAGAAAAGATCGACCCCTGTGTTGCGATGACTATGGCTTTCGCAAGGTGTATTGCGATGCCAAGTCGTTCGTCAGGTTACTTCACTTTCTAAGGTTAAAAGATGTTCAAGAGTCTAGTCGGTACGCTGTTCAACGAACAAAGCAGCAATGCCTCAAGTCCAGCAGCATGGCTGCTGCAAGCACTCGGTATCAGCACAAAATCTTCCAGCGGAATCAACGTCAGTATTAACAGCGTACTGGGTATCCCTGAAGTCTGGATGGCTGTTAGCAAGATATCGGGACATCTAGCTCAAATGAAAATCGAGTGTCACCATTACGAAGGTGATGATCGATCTTACACTGAAAGAGTCTATAACGATGCCGGTGCAAGAGTCCTTGCTGAACCAAGCGAATACTTCACCCACATGACGTTGATGGAGAAGTGGGTTGTCGATGCTTTGCTCTATGGCAATGGTCGTCTTTACATCGAGCGTGCTGCAAATGGTCAGCCTATCGGACTTTATCCACTACAGGCTGAGAACTGCACCACAGTCGTTGCAGATGGAGAAAGATGGCATACAGTTAGCATCGATAGTGCATCTTCGATTGCAAGCCTTGAGGCTAATGAGAATCAAGAATCGACGCTCTATAAGATCCCAGATAGGGATATCCTCTACTTGATCGGTCTATCAAGGAACGGATGGTGGGGAGAGAACCCTATTGAGATCCTCAAAGACACCTTTGGTCTTTCGATTGCCGGTAGCGAAGCGTCAGGTGCTACGTTCCGTAACGCAGGCAAGCCGGGTCTATTGCTTGAAGCACCTAGAGGTGCTTTCCGTACAGCAAAAGAGGCTTCCGAGTTTCTTGAGCAGTTCAATACAGCACACTCTGGACTCGATAAGTCCGGCAAGACTGGGATGATCCGCGAAGGAATGAAAGCTCAGGTTCTTCCCAACGATACCAACACCAGTGGGTATGTTCAGCAGCGTCAATTCCAGCGTGAATCTGGTGCAATGATCTTCCTGCTCGAAAGCGTGTTTGGTGATAACACGGGTTCAACGTATAAAAGTGTCACTGAACGCAATGCTGCATACGTTACTAACTGCTTGGGCAGGTGGATCAATAAGATTCAAGACGAGTGTGGCAAGAAGCTACTCAGTGGCAGACAAAAGGCTGCCGGCAACTACTGTTACAAGATGGATACTTCGATCCTTTACAAGCATGATCGTGTTTCACTTGCACAGTACACCAGCAACCTGCGTCAGCAAATGATGATCTCAGGCAATGAGATTCGAGAGTTACATGGGCTAAGACCTGTTGAGGGACTAGAAGCAGACTTCAATCCTTTCGAGCAGCAACAAGAAGCTCAGGTACAAACTGAAGAATACGAAACCGAAACGGTTGTTCCTGAACAGGATGATCGTACAGAAATTGAAACGGAGTTAGAAGATGAAGTTTGAAACCTCTCCTGAAGATAAGACTATCACCATGCGTGGTGGCATCGGGGACTTCGATGGTCATATATCGGCCAACGATTTTATCGATGCACTTAATCAGCATGAAGGTGATATCACCATCCACCTCGACTCTCCCGGCGGAAGTGTTACCGATGGTCTTGCCATCTATAACGCAATCGTCAACTACGCAGGAGAGATCACTGTCCACATTGATACGCTGTGTGCATCGATTAGTACCGTGATCGCTTGTGGAGCAGATCGCGTGTTAATCAATAGCAATGGTAAATACATGATTCATCGTGCTTGGACGGTTGCGATGGGCAACTGTGTCGATTTCCGCAGCATGGCCGAGATCATGGAAATGATGGACAAGGATATCGCTGAGACTTATGCGGTCAAAGCAGGTGGTTCAGTCGAGGATTGGCTTGCAAAGATGGATAAAGAAACGTGGTATGATGCTCAGGCGGCTCTCGAAGCAGGCTTAGTCGATGAAATCATTGATATGAAAAAGAAGCCTAAAGCAGAAGAAGCTAAGGCATCTGCCATCGGTCCAAACGTGCAAATCCTTGCCAGAGAGACTGCTAGAAGGATCAGACTACGCACGAAAGTTTGACATTAAATCAAGTTTAGATACATTCACACTAACTGTAGAGCTACGCTCTCTCAAACTCAAAGGAAAACTATGTCAGTCAGGCGAAATCGTAACGATATCAAGGCTGAGTTGAGCGATGTTTCGCTTGAACTGGAAGCCTTGGCAAAATCCGAGTCAGCAACCGTCGAAGAACTACAAGCATTGCAGGCGAAAGCAGACAATCTTGAAAAGGAGTTCGATCAAGCTGTTGAACTAGAAAAGATCAAGGCTGAGATCCTCGCCAAGCGAGAGGCTGAAGCGAAAGCAGCAGTCCAGCCACCTGTTTTCGAGGCCCAGCAACCCAAACTTGAGGAAGTTAAAGAAGTGATTCCAGCAACCGCTAAGTCCCAAAAGTCGAAAGTCTTTGCTTCGAGCGAAGATGCTTACACAGCAGGCATGTACCTTGCAGCCCTCGGTGGCGACCACAAGGCAAAAGAGTTCATGGCGGCTCAGTCCGGCGGAACTGACAACAAGGGCGGTTTTGCCGTACCTTCGCCTTTGAGCAACCAGCTTATTAACTTGCTGGAATCATACGGCGTTGCTCGTCAATACTGTCAGCGAATCGTGATGGGAAGCGACAACTGGGCCGTCCCTAAAGTGACTGCACAGGCATCCGTCTACTATCCTGCTGAAGCAGCAGCAATCACTGAGTCGGACGTTACTTTCAGTCAAGTAACTTTGTCGGCCAAGAAGATGGCTGCCTTGGTTAAGATGTCCACTGAGATCAGCGAAGATGCAGTCATTAGCATGACTGATACGCTTGTGACCAGCATCGCTTACCAAATGGCTCTTGCAGAGGATGACAACCTGTTCAACGGTGTTGCTTCCGCAATCAATGCCAATGGTATCGCCGGAAATGCAAGTGTTGATGACACCAATGTTGCTTCGCTTGCTGCTCTTGCTCTTACCGACCTAACCGCTTGTGTTGGTGGTATCGGCAATCCGATTCGTGGTGCAAGCAATGCTTGGTTCATCAACCCAGCAGTCTACCATTCGGCTGTACGCGACCTTGCCAATGCTGCCGGTGGTAACACCATCCAAAGCATCGAAGGTGGTCAGCAGCAATCGCTTCTCGGATATCCAGTCGTTCTGACTAGCATCATCCCTGTTGCTCCTGCTTCCGGCGAACTTGTAGCAGTCTTTGGTGACTTGCGACTTGGATGCTACTTCGGTGATCGTCGCTCGCTCAACTTCAAGACTTTGAATGAGCTTTACGCAGCAAACGATCAGATTGGGATTCAAGCTACTCAGCGAATTGACATCGCTGTAGCTAACCCAGAAGTTCTCGCCAAGATCACCATTACCTAATCATGGCGAAAGTTAAGTTTAAAGTGGCCCGCATGGGATTCCCTGCGGGTCACATTGTGGATGAATCATCCATAAAAGAAGGTGTGCTAAAAACCTTGTGGCAGTTTGGCGTATTGGAAAGCGTAGAAGATGACAACAAATTGGACGATTCAACGCCTGACAAGCCCAAGCACGCTTCCAGTAAGCGTGGCCCAAGTAAAAAGTCATCTAAACCTAAATCCTGATGACAGCACACATAACGATAAGTTGCAGGATCTTATTATCGCTGCAACTGAACGGTTAGAGCAGGATATCGACCGCCAGATCATCACCGCTACTTACGAACAAACTCAGTTCGAGTGGAACGAAGATGATGAACAACGTGGCGAACTAAAGCTATACAAGAAGGCTGTTACGGTCATTCAGTCGGTTAAGTATTACGACTCCGATGGAACTCTCGTAACGATGCCTGAAGCAGACTACATCTTCGACGCAGGAAGATGCTCTCTGTTTGTTTCACCCGGCGAGGACTGGCCGAGTGTTCAAGACTACAATCCAAATGCTATCGCAGTAAGGTTCACAGCAGGCTACGGATCAGATGCTTCCTGTATACCTCGACTGATGAAAACTGCGATCCTTCTTTGCGTAGGCAAGTGGTTCTACGATCCGGCTCAGGAAGGAAGTGCATTGCACTCTCAGGAAGTCGCTTACGAGCGTATCGTTTCTAACCTCTCTCGGAGTTCCTATCCGTGAGCAGAAAACGAATCGGTATGCGAAGGTGGACCGCTACCTTTACTCGGCATGACGGTACAACCGACAGCTACGGTCAGCCTACCTACAAAACAGATGCAGATTGGGATGTCGTTACTCAGACATGGCCCTGCGAACTGATTACTACCGTAGGTGGTGAGATCGTCAGAGGTCGTATGACGCACGAAAAGACGACACACGTTGCATACGGCGAGTTCTTCGGCACAGGCGATCTGACGGTCAGAGATCGTTGTACGATCAACGGAAAAGACTACGGCATCAGCGCGATCATCGACCCTGATGGATTGCAAATGGAAAGACGCATCGAGCTACGAGGTGAGTTCTGATGGGTAGTATCCTTCCGACTTTGATTGCCGTTGCGAAAAACGATGCTACAGTATTAAGCGTCAGTGGTGGTCGTGTTTTTGCTGACTACATACCTGAAGGCTCTGATAAACCATCTGCCATCCTCTACACAACATACGAGGATGCTTACGATTGTTTGACTGAGTTCTTTCCTATCGCTACAGCAACCGTAAGGTTTGAAAGCTATGGCGAGTCGAGAGAACAAGCAAATGATCTTGCAGATGCTATTGAAGATTCTTTGAACGGATACCGTGGTAGAATCTCAGGCGATGACATATTTATCAACGGTGTGAAAAGACAAACTGGTAAGATCCATCTTGTCGATATACCGAATGATGGAACAGATAACTGGCAATTCAGGACCGTTCAAAGTTTCGACGTTTCCTATACAAAAGTTTAACAAGGATTAAAAAATGCCATCAGCATACTACACAGGTGAGGGTGCGACCGCGACTTTCCCCGGCATCTCGTCGGCTTGCGCGCGAAGCATCTCTGTATCCGGTTTCTCAGTTGATAAGATCGACGCTACATGCCTCGACAGCAGCAACTTCAAAGAGTACATCCCATCGTTCCTTAAAGAACCCGGTGAAGTCTCTGCGACTTTCCGTTTCAGCGGAACTTTGCCAGTGGCGAGCGTTGGTGACGTTGGTACTGCAACGATCTCCTTTGGATTGCTCGACGGTGAAACGACAGCAGCATCTTTGACAGGAAGTGGATTCTTAACGGATGTATCGACTTCCGAGATCAAT